AGATTACCAGCGTTACCACCAGTAGCAGATATGACATCATCATCGCACTCTACAATAGTAATCTTAGCAATGTCACGCCAAGTCTCAGAGTTAGCTACACCAGAAAATCCAGCATAAGCAATCTGAAGGATCAGCTCACAGACTCCTGCACCAGCAGCAACGGGTAGTACATCACCCCAGAAGCCGTGGATGTAGCCAGTGTGACCAGCAGGAATCATCCATGCACAGTTACCTGAGTCTCTAGAACCTGCATCAATTACAGCATGAACACCACCACCAGTTAAATCAGCAATGGTGATAGCACCAGCAGAAGCAAGTCCAGAACCAGCAGAAGTAATCTCTGCCTTCTGAATAAAGGTAATGTTCTGCTCAGTCAACTCAACTTCAGTCGTACCATTCATCGTTACATTCTCAGTAGCTTGATTAAAATTAGCATCGAGATATGTAACAGCTACAACCTGAGCACCTGTACCAGCAGGAGCACCGTCATCAGCTGTATCAGCAGAGACAATATCTATGTCTGCTCCAGCAATGACAGGAAACACACTGTCGGCATTGGTGTTGTTAATTCCCTCTACAGCAGTACCAATAGTAGCGTTATCAGCGTAAGGCTGTACTAGCGTTACATTGGTAACAGCATTAGCAGCCAAAGCAAGAGATTGGATATCAGCTATATCAACCATAAATTATATCCTTTCCCTTAAGAGGTTTTAAATTCAACACAACCTTCAGGACGGATAAATCCGTGGCCCATCGCATACTTAGCAACGATGATCCAGCCCTGATTCTTGATGCTGTATTCAGTTTCAACTGCAAGGTTCAACAACTTAACAGTAGCTACAGAAGACTTGTGCATAACCAATGCTTTAGTCGTACTGAAGTCACCATCATGTGCCGTTACTTGAGAAGAACTGATGTTACTAATAGGTAGGTTGTTAGTCTTCACAATGTGAATACCTGCTACCTTCATGACTTCGCCTTCTGAATATACTCCACTTCCACCCCAATCACGGTTGATTAGGTCAGTAGTCTCTGCCATCAGATAATACTGAGCAGGACGGATGTACATATAGCGGTCACTCTCAGGTACATTGTTCTCATCTAGTTGCTCAGCAGCATCAAACAAGCCACTACCCAACGTAGTACCAGACGTTCCATAAGAACCATTAGTAAGTACAGAACCACCGTTACCACTAGTAATTAGTGTAGATGACCGTGCTCCTAAGACTCCTTGTTGTAATACATTCTGATCCCATTGTGTACCCAAGGCAATACCTGCTTCCTTAGCGTAGATAGAACGAACTTCAAACTGAGACATAGCCTCATCCAAGTTGTTCACAAAGTGATCAGCGATCAAGAGACCATCAATAGAGATGACCTTCTCGTTCTTGTGAATAATTGTACCATCTAATGCAATACCAGTGGTTCCCGTATCTCCAGCTCCATTGATGTAAGCATACTCAGTAGACGCAGTTTTCCATACTAGAGGAAACTGTGCTGAGATACCCGAACTAATAGATCGGATAACGTGCTTGTCCATCGTGACTGAGGCTTGCTCAAAAGCAGTCAATACTTCACCTGCATATACTTTAAGAAATAATGCAGAGGAATCACCAGCAGAATTTGCTTGTCCTGTCCTCGTCATAGTTAAGACGGGTGCAGAAGTATTCGTAACTGACATACTATTCTCCTAGTTTGTTTAATTAATTGATAAAAAGTATCTAACATAATAGCTATACTTTTCTTTAACTTTCAACTAAAAGTTATCAACCGCAGCTGGCTTCTGTCTACTTGTTTAATACTTGATAGCGGGTACTACTTATAATCTCCCTTGAGAGAAAATATCTGATCGTTCTAATTTGTTAAGTACATCCTGCCTATAAGCAGTATCATACTCATACCTTTTGTCTTTCATAGCAGCAGTTACTTCAGCATTAGACCTGAAGACTTGACCCGAACCCTCAGGTTCAGCTTGTGTGCCTCCATAAGTCGTGCCTTCACTACCAGCTGTGTTGGTATAATCAGAACGTAAACCTTTAGCTGCCATGATAGCAGTATTAACATCACCACTATTTACAGCTTTATCGTAAGCTTGAATTTGATCTTGGTTATAGTTAGCCTTAGCCCACTCAACCATATTACTATACTCAGCATCTCCACCTACAGAAGACTTTACATTGTTACCAATCTGTTCACCCAATGCCTTGACTCCTGCAATGTATGTATCAGCATACTGTCTACTGATACCTGCATCTTCTAGTTGTTGATAACTATTATCTGTTAAAGAACCAGTAGACATATACTCTTGTTGTAGAGCAGCCATATCGAATGCACCATCGTCAGGACTCTGAGGTATACTAAGGTCTGACTCTTCAGCTACATACTCTTCCTCTTGAGGCTGACCTAGCTTCTGCTCTAGTTGCTGATAGCTTTCCATAAGTTTATTATAGTCACCACCAAACTTATCCTGAGGTTCCATCCCTGGTGGGACGATCTCTTTCTCTTCAACCAAGTCAATCATATCTTGATTGTGTGACTCTTCCACACTCATGTCTGACTGGACGTTCTCAACCGTTAGCTGGTTTGCCATATCTCTCTCCGTAAGTTTCTTTGATTGTCCCGTTACGCAACTTGATCTTAGTATACGTTGAAGGAAGAGAGTTGTGAGTTCTAACCTCAGTCTTCTGCTCTAGAATCTCACTGACAATTTCAATATCTTTTAGTTCTGCTTTACTGGTAACTGATCTAGCTACCTTTTCTTTAGCTTTAATTGCATCCTTCTCATTTGTATCTTTAGTTTTGCTCACCTTGTTGTGCTCCTTGTCTAATCATTTCACCACCCTGCGTAACAGCATTAGGTGTTGCAGCTTTCATCATCTCTGCTTGTTGTTGTGCTTGTTGGGCTTGTTGTCTCTCTTGTTGTACTTGTTCCTCAGTCTTAATGAGTCCCTTCATGTCTATACCAAAGCCTACTCCTAGACGTTTAAGAACGTCACTAGCATTGACATATCCTAGTACAGCTTCTGGCCCTAAAATCTGTGTAGCAGTCTGAAGAAAAGTAGCCAGTTTATTAGCATCATTACCTCTACCTAGTGCTTCAAACCCAGTGATGATCACAGGTTCTACTGTACCTTCAGGTAACTGAGGTAACTTCTTCTCTCTTTCTAGTACTGCTATAATTCGTTTGACTAGTGGTAACTGAAGCTCATGTGAAAGAAGACTATAGATACCACCCAAGCTAGTCTCTAGTTCATTAGCTAGAAACCTAATCTCTTCAGCAGTTACTCTCTCAGCATCTCTTTGTACACTCTGGTTTAACAAGAAGGCAGCAGCTAGTCTACGCTCTACACCTTCCATTGTCTCTCTTGCTACTCTGAAGTCACTGAACTTCTCCACTTGTACTACAGTAACATCATCCTTATGTCCTTGTCTTACAGCTAGGTTAGGTGCGTTACTAATAGTACGCATCTTAGTAGTACCATTAGGTTTAACTAAGAACAACACCTTAGCAGCAGCAGCTGTACCTTCAATGATAGCTTTACTTAATCCTTCTACTGTCTTGAGATCACCTAGGTACTCCTCTACAAACCCTCGTCCATAGTCCTCACCATCAATAGCATTATACCTTAAGGCTAACCAAGGTGTCTTATCTAAAGGATACTCAGACTCTGTACCAGGAATCCTCTTATCGTTTACTTCTTGTCTTACTCTGATCTTCTTGTCTATACGTTTAACTGAAGTGTATAGACTTAACTCTCTTTCATTACCATCAGCAGAAGTACCAGTCTCATTAGGAGGAGTAGACTTAAAGATCTCTTTGTATAACTCTCTACTCATCTGCTCTTTAACTATGATCTCTAGTACTTTACCTTGTGGATCTCTTCTTACTACATACTGATCTAGATGGAATACTCTGATAGAGTTATCTTTCTCAGCATGGAGTACAGCATTACCAGTAATAAGTAGGTGACGTATACACTCATTGAGTGGTACACGCATAGCCTTACCTTCTATCTCATCCATGACTGCTCGTTCCATAGAGTTAAGTCCTTCTTCTACTGGAGCACGTTGTTGCTGTAGCTCTTCTAGTGTGAAGTCATCTATTTGAAACTTAAAGAATGGAGAATTAGGTGGGAACAAAGTCAATAATAATTTTGCTGTTAAATTATTTATGCCTCTTGCTCCTACCCCTTGATAAGGAGTGGGTAGTGTCTGATTATATGTAGCATTTCTAGGTAGAATGAAAGGTAAAGTTAACTCTGCTGCATCCCAAGCTTCCTCCAAGAAACACTGTCGGTATACAGCTAAGTCACTGTATCTTTTACTAAGTCCTGTCTCTTGTGTCATGCGAATTGAAGTCCTGTAGATGCAAAAGAAGACGTATCAATACTAAGATCACTTACGTCTGCTTGAGATAGTTTACGTTTCTTACTGCGACTAATAGCCTCAGCTAAAGAAGCTGTAGCTTGTCTGCCACCACTACCTGTGGTAGCTATCTGTTGACTGTTAAACTGTTGTTGCTCTGCTACCTGTTGAGCAGCTGGAGTATAGCCTGTATAGTCTGGAGCCTTTGGCATAAGTGTATTCATAGCATAACTACCAGCTAGACTAACAGCGGAACCTATAGCAAAGTCAGTAAGATTGAAAGCAATAGATTTACCTACTGATTGTGATGCTGATACACCAAGTGAACCTGGAGAAAATCCTCCCAGAGCACCACCTATTAATGCACCTTGTAAAACATCTCCACCAGTAACTGCTGAACTCACAGCTCCAACTGCTGCACCGATAGCTATACCTGCAAATACTGGGTTACACATAGTCTAACCTATATTCAATCCAGTAGGCCCACTTGAACCAAGGGTTCTAAACTTAGACTTCCCTGTAGCTCTCCTTGCTGTCCTAGTCTTAGCCTTGGTGGTTGCTTTTTCTGAAGGACTCTTAGCAGAGGCAGCGACAGTAGCAATCGGGGCTGGAGGACTGGGAGGTGGAGGGGGTGGAGGAGGAGGAGGGGGCGGTGGGGGTGGCGGTGGAATACTTGGTGCTCCCCCACACATAAGGACAGTCAATAGGTTTAACACACTCTTCTCCTAACTAGTATTTATATTAATTTGATCTGTATTTTTAAACTGATCTTCTCTTAGTTCTTCTTGTTTATTCTGTAACCAATGTAATACTTTAAGTTGACCTTTAAGTTCACAGGTCTGCTCCCAAGTATCTACTGTATTTATAGTATGTGACCCAAAGTTACTCTCTAATGTCCTGAGTAAACCATCAGTTATTACTATGTCATTCTCAAAATTCATGAAAGGCTCTCCTAAAGACCCGATATTATCTGAACACTGTTCAGTTATTATTTAGTAGGACAAACACCAGTAGCACACTCATCATTTTCCATCTCATGTGAGCTATCAGTATCACTAAAGTCTACTTCAATTAACTGTGATACATACTCATTGTATCTCTCCTCAGTAACTACTTCTTGTGGGAGGTACGCATAGACGGTATTAGTAACGGGAAGAAAACTAACACCAACGTAGCTAGACCAATTAGTTTTAAGCCACTCTCTAATACCAGGGACTTCATCCTCTTTATAAGAAACAGTAATCGAGCAGTTCTGCTCAACGTAAGAATCCATGAGTAACTTGTATCTTGCCAACTGTTCAAGAGCCGTCTCGTTGTTAACATACTTGTCTCCCTCTTTAGTAAATCTAATGTCATCCCAACATACAGGAAAGGTCACAATAGCATTGTGTTCATCAATAGGATTAACTACTACATGATACCCTGCTTCTCTTAGCTTAGGTAGCAAAGGATCATTGATAGAGAAGTTAACATTGTTAAAGATGTACTTACCGACAGGCTTATGACAGCCTTCAGTAGTGTCCATGATCTTACTCAGTGTACCACTAGGTTTAATAGTAGTGACGTTCTTAGGACGTTGAGTACCTAGCTCATCAGCCATAGAGTATGCCCCATGTACTGCTATGTTTCTAAATCTTTTAT